AGCAGTGCGAGTTTCTCTTTGTCCCAATCACCACTGATCTTGTTGAGTGCGATATTGAGCGCCTTCTCCTGTTCGAGAGAGAAATCTACCACCACACAATCGAGTTCGGTGAGTCCCAATTCCTTCAAGATCTTGATTCTCTGATGTCCCCCAACGATAGATCCCGTGGCTTTGTTCCAGATCACAGGCTCCACATAGCCGAATTGCCTGATGGACCGCTCGAGTTTCTCATATTCCGCATCATCAGGCTTAAGATCCTTTCGCGGGTTATAGTCTGCTGGCAACAGGTCCTCAATGGGTTTCTTTTCAATGGTCATGGTGTTTCAAGCTCCTTGTTAGTGCTTCGAGGTAGTAGGGGGTGATCGGCTCCCAGGGGAACTGTGCATTTCCCATATGACCGTAGCAGGATGTCTGACGATAGATGGGAGTGCGTAAATACAGTCCGTTGATGATATCTCCCGGCCTGAGTGGGAAGATCGAATAGATGGCCTCGGCGATTGTGTCATCAGGTACTATACCGGTTGAGAAGGTATCTACCGATACGGCTACCGGCTCAGCTTTCCCGATGGCATAGGAGATGCCAACTTCGCATCTGGTGGCGCATCCTGCTGCAACAATATGTTTGGCAATGAGTCGTGCCATATAGGCTCCCGATCGGTCGACCTTGGTTGGGTCTTTCCCACTGAATGCGCCGCCGCCATGGAGGGCAAGTCCTCCGTAGGTGTCGACCATGATCTTTCGTCCGGTCAGGCCGGTATCAGCTGCGGGGCCTCCCTCGATAAATTGACCTGAAGGGTTGATGAGTATCTGGGTATGCTCATTAAAGGGGAATATGTCACAGGCATCATAGAGAATCTTGGTTATGATCTCTTTCCTCAGCACCTCGGGATCCTTACCGCGGGCATGCTGCACGGACACGACAATGGCTGCAATCCATACCGGCTTGGCGTCATGGTAGGCTACAGTAACTTGCGCTTTCCCGTCACTTCCCATCCCAATGATGGTGCCCTGTTTACGGCTTTCATCCAATCGTCGACAGATGCGATGGGCGATTTCAAGTGGTAGGGGCAGATAGGAAGGTGTCTCGCAGGTGGCATACCCATACATCGTTCCCTGATCCCCAGCCCCAATCTCATGGGCTACAGTGGAATCTTCCCGGACCTCCCAGGCGGTATCAACACCGCCTGCAATATCAGGACTTTGTTCATGCAGAAATACATTGATGGTGAACTCTTTCGGGTCATATCCTGTTTCCTGCAAGGCTGTGCGGACAACCGACCGAGCATTGATCTCCCTGCTGCTGGTTACTTCCCCAGCCACGATAATCTTCCCTTTGGTTGCCATCACCTCACACGCTACACGAGCGGAGGGATCACAAGCCAGGTAGGCATCGAGAATTGAATCAGCGATAAAATCGCAGAGTTTATCAGGATGTCCCTGACAGACGCTTTCTGCAGTGAGGTAGTGCTTCATGTTTGAATTCCTTTGATTTGTTTGATTAATCCTTACATTCTACGAGCTTTCAGGAGTCGTTCCATCAGGTCATCTTGCGGGCTTGCTCCCTGGAACTCCGTAGAGCAGTTCTCTTTCACGATCTGGAATATCTGGTACCAGCATTGGTTGACCTGCTTCATGTATTCTCTACTCATCGTGACATATGGTGAAGCGATCGCAGCACCGGTGGTTGGGTGCTTTGCGAGGAACCCGTACTCGCTGATTGCCGTCTCACATTGGATCCATCTGGCCACTGACATTGCATACTGCTGGATGATTTGAGGGCTTACTAACTCTTGACACCGTCGTTCTTTGAGCCAGATCCATGTTTCTGCATAGACATCCTCAGCACAGAAGAATTGACCGTTCTTCTGCGTGGCGGTCATGTAGTCTTTCACCTTCGGCATCTCAGCCCCTTCAAGATCAGGCGTGCCTGGGAGATCAACCACGATCGCATGCTTGCCAGCATTGATTTTTTCAACCAGCGCTTTGGGTTTTCTGCCTGCACCGACCCGTGCACCGCCTCGGTTTGTGCCGTCTTTTGCCATGACTGACCACCTTGTATCAACGTAGGGGGTTAATACCCCCTTTGAATTCGAATTTTTGCGCGTAAAGGCCCCTGCCCGTTGTATGCTATATATGGTGTAGAGATTTGATTGCCCCTACCCAAAACACCACATATAGTAACCTTTTAACGGTTCCATCGGTCTCCGCGCTGTGCGTGAAGGTGCGAATGGCAGGAATTGCAGAGTGACATGAGGTTCTCCACATCATCCGTACCCCCATATTTAGTGGCCTTGATGTGGTGGACTAGTGTCGCCGGAGTCATGTTACCCTCCCTTCTGCACAGCTCACAGAAAGGATGATCAGCAAGGTACTGTTTACTCATCTTCCGCCACGCATATCCGTAGCGCTTCCTCGTCTGAGGATCTCTCCGGTAGCGTTCATAGGTCTTCGCTGTCAACTTTGTATGCTCTTCACAGTATCGATCATGGGTTAACCTGGGACAGCCAGGATGCGCACAGGGCTTCTTCGGTTTGTAGGGCATCCGCTATTCTCCTTGGGGCATGAAAAGAGCCCGGGAGAAACCCCCCCGAGCTCTTTGGTTGCACGTTTCTGAGCCTACCATAGTACAACAGGCTCACTGTTTACAACTGTTATTTTCTGATAATTTAACGTTTAGGTTATGCTGCAGGAACCCTCACCAGCGACAGCGCCTTGCGATGCAGATGGTAAATGTAATCCTGGCTGTACCCGAGCTGTGCTGCGATCTCCTCCCAACTCATGAAGGTGAGATAACGCATCTCAAGGAGTGTTTCACACGCCATGCTGTTGGTACCCCTAATCACTTCCCCAATATCTTTCTTCAACTGTACAAGCATTGTAATACCGTCCCTGATTTCGGTCTCAAGATCCAAGATCTTCACAACCGCTTCTTCCATGGTGGAACGGTGAGCTCTTGGAGTTTTCGGCATATCCGAGATTTGTGGAGATACATACACTGCATGATCTTTTAACCAGTCAAGCTGACGCTCTTTCGCCTTGATACGCTTATCCAGATATAAAGCCTGGGACAGATATTCTTTTTTATTCATGCACACAACTCCTGGGGGCTATGGAGACAAGCTCTGGTTCAAGCTCACAGAGAAACTGGAACCACTCACCACGAAAGAACTCCTCGATCTCCTGTTTTGTCTCCCTTGCCGGTTGGTAATCAGGATTGTATGTCAGCTGGGATACAGCCTTGTGCCAGTCTCTTTGTGCTCGCTTAGCGATCGCCATTACAAATTTCTGTGTAGCTTTCTGTGTCATTGTTTCTCTCCATCAAGTTCAGCTTTCACTGCATCAAGTAATGAGCCTTGAGTCTTTGCTTTACTGGTAAGCACCTTCATGATCCTCTCATCAATGGTCCCAGTAGTGATAATATGCTGCACCACCACAGTCTCTGATCTCTGACCTTGTCTCCAGAGTCTGGCCACTGTCTGCTCATAGAGCTCTAGGCTCCAGCTTAAGGAGAACCACACCAGATGATTCCCACCACCTTGCAGGTTTAACCCGTGTCCAGCAGATGCTGGGTGAATCAAGGCGACTGGCAGCTCTCCTGCATTCCACTTCCCTATACTTTCACTCGAGTCCAAATAACCAAAAGAGATCTTCATCTTCCTTAAGCGTTCAGTGATGCGCTGCAGGTCATGTTTAAACCAATAGGCAACCAGTACGCTCTTGCCATTTGATGCCTCAATGATATCCTCTAAGGCATCAAGCTTTCGGTCGTGAATCCCCATGCTCTGGTCGTCATCGGTGTAGATAGCCCCATTTGCAGCCTGTAACAGTTTCCCAGAAAGGCTTGCTGCATTAGATGCAGTGACCTGCTCATCTTGTAGCTGCAAGACCATATCTTTTTTCAAACGCTCATATACGATCTTCTCATCATCAGAGAGACATACACGGTACTCAGTGGAGATAAGATCGGGCATCCTGATATGGTCGGAGGCCTTCATGGAGATTGTGATATCGCTGATTGCCTGGTAGATCTTCTCCTCTGCCCCAGGAGCCGGTTTGTAGCTGAAGATGACCTGCCCATTACGTTTGTCTGGGAGAAAGTAGGCATTCCGATAAGCGGTGATAAACCTACCCAGACGAGCTCCCATATCAAGAAGTTTGAATTGCGCCCAGAGGTCCAGCAAACCATTACTGGCAGGGGTTCCGGTAAGTCCCACAATCCTCAGTACGAGTGGTCGCTTTTTCATCAATGCTTTGAATCGTTTCGACTGGTGGTTTTTGAATGATGATAACTCGTCGATGACGATCATGTCGTAGTCAAATGCACAGCCGCTCTCATCGATGAGCCACTGCACATTCTCGCGGTTGATGATGTACAGGTCTGCCTTACGCCCCAGTGCTGCACACCGCTCAGCAGTAGTTCCCACTGCCACTGACGCTTTCAGGAGATCAAGATGATCCCACTTGGAGAGCTCTGCAGGCCACGTGTCCCTAGCTACCCTCAATGGTGCGATGATCAGGACCTTGCGTACCAGAAAGGAATCGAACAGGAGGTTCGAGAGGGCCGTCAGGGTGATAACAGTCTTGCCTAGGCCACAGGCAAGGAGAATCGCTGCAACAGGGTGCTGTTCTATAAAGTC